TGAAAATGAAAGTAATAAAAATCTCTTGCAAGGTTATAGAAAAGTGATAGTAGATTTAAGTAACAAGTTAAGACGTGAAGATTCATGAGAGTACAAGACTTGCAACTATTCTTAGGTCAATTTACAAAAGGTTCCGACGCAGTAAAAAACGCAGTTATCTATGTAGAGATAAAAGGAAAGTTACATGCTATCCGACGTATGGAAGTGCACGAAAACGCAGTTCCAATCTTAGGCCAGCCAGGTCGTAGTGCACATAGATTAGTTTTAAAAACTGAAAAACCTTCTCAACTTATCTTGCCAGAAAAGCTTCAACAGGACTACTAAGTTCCCTTGAAACCAGAACAAAAATTATATGCAAAACTTAAAAAATATATACCTGAAATATCGTGGATACGGCTTGAAAATCTTAGCCTATCCGGTACTCCTGACTTGTTGGGGTATAATACTTCTGGGCACTTTTTTACAGTAGAACTAAAGGTATGCAAGGGGAATAAAATTAGATTCTCACCACACCAAATAGCGTTCCATGTACGCCATCCTAACAACTCATTTATCTTGGTAGAGTCCCTTGATCAAAGGTGCTTGAAACTTTTTCAAGGGTCCAGGATCGAGGAGCTTGTTGCTTGTGGCTTTAAGCTTGACGCTTGCTGCTTGGGGCTTGATGCTTGCCGCTTGAAGCTTGAGGCTCTTTGAGCTTGACGCTTGCTGCTTGAAGCTTGTGGCCCGGACCAGATGCACGCCTCGCCGTAGCCGTCGCTACCCTGGGGCTAATGATCTGATCCGATTTATTACGCTCGCGTAATTCTTTATAATATTTTGGATGTCTAAACATTTTAGTGTTTACCGTATTTAATAGTTTTTACCATGGGATCCCAGCATTGTCGACAGTCCCTGCATTCATTGTCTTGTTGAGCTGCAGGACACGTAGCCCCTGATGTTACCACCTCTGAAGAGTTAGGCCACGAAGCAGGCGCCCGCTGGTCTACCATGGGCGCGCTAAATCGTATGACTAAATTGTTTGGCTTATCTTGCAGGTGGTCCTTGATCCATGCTTCACGGGTCGGTAACCAGTGACGCTTAGAAGGTGTTAACCTACAGACTTCATAAATTTTATTTAAATGGTCCAGGTCCTGGACATCTCCTGAGTCGTGCCATCTGAATACATCCGGCTTTTTGCTGTTGATCAGGTGGGTCATAGCTTCAACCCATTGCGGGCCCTTTGTTGCTGCCAGCCTCCGGTATTGTGCATCCTGAACAACCTTGAAGACATAACAGCCCTTGAGCGCGTAACAGTCGAAGCATACGCTGCCCGGGACCTTCTGAAGCTTGCCGCCAGTTTTGCATTCTTTGGCAGGTAAACCAATTGACCAGCCTGGCATCTTTGAAGGCTTGCTCAGGCTGCCGCCTATAATTTGTAATGCTGTTTTAGTATCCATTTTCTTAAATCCTTTATAATCCTTTATTCTTTATTGTCAAGCTTGTTGCTTGAAGCTTGCGGCTTGAAGCTTGTGGCCTGTAGGTCCCTGGGTCCGATTTTCTACAGGCCCGAACAGTAGACGTCAGTTTAAAGCATCTTTCAGCTCACCGTCTAGACGGCCGCCTCTCCTACTGATCCCAGGTCCATCCAAGGTACAGCCTAACGACTAAAACTTAATGGACCAGGGATCAGCCGGTCGCCTCTCGTCCCAGGGCTGGACCGGTAATCCTACTTGCTTTTTCTGGTGCAAGTCCCAGAGAGCATTGCATATTTAATGACCATGTCTATACTTCTAATCTAGTCAGCTAATTTGAGTTTTTTAATTCCGTAATTAGCAAAAGGGAATAAATCATATATAATCCTTGACAATCCTTTTGTCAAGTGCTAAAACAAATTATGCAAAAAATAAATACAGAAAGAGGTAGCATGACTAAAGAGAAAAAAATAACACTTAACGCAGAAAAGCGAAAAGTGATTGCTGATCAATTTCAATCTTTTTATGAGGACAAAGTAAAAGATAAATTGGTACAAGCAAAAGAACAATATGATCTTATCCGAGAGAAAGCAAAAGAGCAAATGGAAAAGGTTGTAAGGTTTCATCAACCACAGGAAGACGTAGACACAATTAGAAGAATGATACAAAAGTATAATTCTAGTGGTGGCGATTTATACCATGATAATTGTTTTTATGTTCAACACCCAATTATGAAAGTTGATAGTGACGGTGCAGAACAAATTGATAATCAAGAAATCAATGTTAGATTTGACATGGGTAGAAAGTTTGCAAGAGCATATTATCGTGATGAGATGAAAGCAAAAGGCTTGAACCCAGATTTCAATTTGTCTATCAATGATGACTACTCAAAAAGAAATCCAAAATACTACAATGATGAGAGTGCGTGTAATAAATTTTTGGGTTTTGAAAATTCATCTAACGAAGATAAATCTATAATTAAACCTGTTGCCAAATGGGAAAATGATTTTAAGCTTTGGGTAATTGGAACATCTTATTGTCATTCAAGAAATTTTAAAGTTGATGAGAATACTTTAGAATTTTTTAAAATGTATCGTGCTAGTGCTGACAATGTAATTAAAGAGCATGAACAAATGTATAGTTATGTTGAGAGCAAGATGAAAACTTTAAGACTAGGTTTAAAATCTTATAGAACATTTGATCAAGCAAAAGCACTTGCTGATAAAGTTGGTGTTGTTTTAAATGAAACAATGTTGAATGAAAGTTCTAGTTTAGCTTTATCAATTTATAGTCCAGATAATCTTGCGAGTTTATTGGAAGATAAAGAGGTCTTAACTAGAGATCAAAAGATTGCATTTGCTAAAAAACAAATGCAACAATCTGTAAATTAAGTGTTGACAGGGCTATCCTATTATTATAGGATAGTCCCAGAAAGAGAGAAATACATATGACTAAAACATTTTACATAACTTATTGGGCTAGTAAGCATAAGAAACATATTACTAGACAAGGCAAACACGATGACAAAAGCAGATTTGGTACAACTAAAAAAGGTGTGCCTTATTATGTTTATTACGATCTAGACGCACACGGATATAGAACAGCAACGACATCGTGGAAAGTGAGGCACTAATGAATAGTTCAACACAATTTGATTACGATGAAATTAAAAAGGCATGGCTATACTATTGCGATGAACATTTGGAAACTTTTCATTATGGTTTTTATTTACAATTAGAAAAAATCGCTAAGAAGAAAGAGTTTCATAATAGATTAGGATTTTCTCATTCACAAGGCTTTAAAGTAAAGGATAAATCATGAGCGACTATAATTGGTGCCATGGTCCTAGTTGCCATGAACGAGAAACAACCACAAGAGTTCGTGGTGTCAAAGGTTCTAAAGTTTTAAGAACAATTAAGATCGCATGTAATGATTATAGAGCCGAAACTGTATGGAAATACTTTTGCGACCAGACTTGTCTAATGAATTTTATTCATGAACATTATCAAGAATTCATTAGACTACACCCAAGGACCGAGTGCCTTGAAACACCAATCGAGGACCCTGTAAAAGAAACTCATGAAACTCCTTATGGGTATTCTTGGACAAACACAACAATAAAAAAGGTTGACAATAACTCTAATCCATGAGATTATAGGATATAAATAAAGGAGAAATATATATGACTAAAACACTTAAAAAAGAATACCAACCAGGTGGATCTAAAAGACAATACATTTTAGATAAGGCTGTTGATTATTTACTTCAACCAGGTTTGCAAGCTAATAAGCATGCATTTTGTATTGAGCATTTAATGATGACAGAAACTGAGTATCTGGAAGCGTTAAACAAAGCAACGAATGGTGGACTAGTGGAGGCAGCATGGAACTAGAACGAACAATCAAAACAACTAATCCTTATTCTGGACAATCAGAGATGTTAACACCAGAAGAATATAAGTTATACATCATGATCAAACAGGCTGAACAAGACGAGGACTATAAGACTATGCAAAAAGGTTTATCTAAATTTAGTAGAATGAATGCTAAAGCATACATGACATTACTAGATTAACTCTCCACCCTCAGCGCTAACGCGCTGAGGGGTCCCGAACCAATCCCAAACATCACTAATCGCTTCGACCCCATCCCCCCTTTTATGTAAAAGGGGTCCCACTACTCTAGGTTGTATAGCTTGATTTACAGAGTTTTAGCTGGTAAAAACATGTTGAACATCTTAAATGTGATGCAAAAAATTTTTTAAAAAATTTTTATGGAATTGAATAATATAGATATAAGTAAACTACCTGCAGACGTACGTAGAAGATTTAAACAGTTGCAAGTAATGCATGCTGAAAAAAAGATACAGAACAAAGCTAAAGATGACTTTCTTTCCTTTGTCAAATGTATGTGGCCCGATTTTATTGAAGGCTCTCACCATAGACACATAGCAGATAAATTTAATAAACTTGCAACAGGAGAGATTACAAGGTTGATTGTAAACATGCCACCAAGGCACACGAAGTCAGAATTTGCATCTTACTTGCTACCAGCATGGATGGTGGGCCGTGAGCCACGGTTAAAGATTATTCAAGCAACGCACACAGGAGAACTAGCTGTGAGGTTTGGTCGTAAAGCAAAGAACCTAATCGACAGTGAAGATTATTCTAAAATTTTTAAAACAACTCTACAAGAAGATAGTAAAGCCGCTGGTAGGTGGGAAACGGCACAAGGTGGTGAATACTTCGCAGCTGGTGTTGGTGGTGCGATCACTGGACGGGGTGCTGATCTTCTCATAATCGATGACCCACATTCAGAGCAAGATGCATTAAGTCCCACGGCTCTTGAATCAGCGTACGACTGGTACACGTCAGGTCCTCGTCAGCGTCTTCAGCCAGGTGGTAAAATTATTCTAGTTATGACTAGATGGTCTAATAAAGATTTGACAGGTAAACTTATACAAAATCAAAAAGAATCGAAAGCTGATCAGTGGCACGTGGTTGAGTTTCCAGCAATCTTGGACCATGGATCAAGCAAAGCTAAACCAGTTTGGCCAGAGTATTGGAAGTTAGATGAGTTGGAAAAGGTCCAAGCAACACTGCCCACGGGCAAATGGAACGCGCAGTGGATGCAGAATCCAACAGCAGAAGAAGGGGCGATATTAAAACGTGAATGGTGGCGAACTTATACTGGTGAAAATATACCACAACTACATCACGTCATACAATCTTACGACACGGCATTTTTGAAAAAGGAGACAGCTGATTACAGTGCGATAACCACCTGGGGTATATTTTACCCAGATGAGGATAGTGGAGCCAATCTTATATTGTTAGATGCTGTTAAAGGGCGTTATGAGTTTCCA